GCATTTCGGCGACCTTTTGTTGAAGCTTTTGCTGGATGGTGGACATATCAAACTCCTAAGGAATTAAAAAAAAATGCCCCATAGCCAAATGGGAGGGAGAGACTCCTTAGCTATGGGGCACATGGAACTAACGATTAACCGGCAACAGCGTCGGTCAGGCCTTCGATATAAGCGCAGGAATACGGATTGATCAGCTCAACGGCGCATTCAGTGGTCAGAGAACCACCAACAGCGTCGATGCCGTTTTCAACCTGCTTTCCGCCCATACCATATTCTTCGGCCTTGGTATCACGCCCATCCAGATAGGCCAGCTTCAGAGCCGCCATATCCATAACAAGCAGATTGCCTTGAGTTCCCAGACCATTCATCAGGGGATGCTCGACCAGATTGATCGTACCCTTATAGAACTTGATCTGCTGGAAGCTCATGCCGAACGAAGTTTCGTTTTGAGTGATAGTAATATCACCAGCCAGACGACCCATCTTGTTCAGCACCTTGATGGCAGTATTGTCACCAAAGGCGATACGCTCCTTAGGATTGGAAGCATCCGTAGCGTATTGGAAAGCCGGCTCGACCATATCCACGAATTGCGAATAGGAAGTCGTAGATCCTGCCGGATTGGTATTGCCCGGAGCATATTGCTCAAGAGCATCCAGAACACCTTGCGTGGTATGCATCGGCTGTTCGCCGGTGGTATCCATCAAAGGCTGGCCCCAAATGATTGCAGCTTCAATGTCCACTGCATGGAACATCGAGCAATCCTTTCGGTTTTCAGCAACGTTCGACCAGCCTTGTTCAGCCAGCGAAGCGCGTGCAGTATCCGTAAGAGCCCAAGCATTCCGGAAAATCTGAGTGAAGTTCGGAATGTAAGTCGTATTGAGGTTACGAGCTGCCGGACGCACAGAGCCTTCAGGATTCGCAGTACCAACGCAAATCAGCTTATCTCCAGCATTCATCGCAGCAGCAGCAACACGACCAAAGCCACGAACAACCGTAAGGTCAGTGCCATTGCCCACAGCCGACACAAGCACGTTTTCACGAGTGCGAAGATTGTGGAGAACCATGGATTTAACCATGCCAGCAGTGCTAGCAAAGCCATTCCAATCAGTAGCCACATTCGTAAAGCCACTAGCCGGAACCGCCAGAGTAATGAACTTCATTACCTTGGAGAAGTAGCCGTGAGTCGAAGCCTTGGCTTTGGATTTGCCCGACTGCGAAGTCAGAGCAAACATCGGAGCAGAACCGTTCGGAAACAGACGAAGGATAGTACCAGCAAAGGAACGGGTGTTCAGCTGAGCCGGGTTACGAGTGGTATTAAAAAGACCAGCGCCCCAAGTGGACATGTGAATCTCCTAAAGAAAAGCGAAAAAGGTTTATTGAGTCAGATACTTGGTCCAGTCCATTTCGCCGTCGGCTTCTTGCTTCGAAGTTTGATTGGCGTTCGGATTAAGAGCATTTGCAAGATCCATAATGTACTGCTGAGCCATCTGCGCAATCTCTTGAGGAGAAGCATCAGGATAGGCTTTTTGGAACCGACGAGCTTCTTCATTGAGCTTTTCTCGAACTACTGGATTGGAGTAGTTCGGAGCAGACGAAAGAGCCTGCTGCGTGAGCTCAGATTTAACACGAGGAGCAAGACCTCGCTCCATATCAAATTTACTGCGAGAATCCACAAACTTATCAGTCAGATGAGAAGAATGGGACAGAGCTGCTTGGTATGCCTTTTGTGCAGTGATATTCATCATCTGCATAAGAGCATTGGCATCACCATTTTGAGCTGCTTGGACAACTTCTTGAGGCATTCCTTGAAGGAAATTCATCGAAGAAGCAGTCTTGCCTACCAGCTCAGGATCAAGTTTAAAGCTCGGAGGAGCTTCAGGAGTTTCCTTGGACTCTTCGAACAGTTTACCATAGGCTGCGAGGGGATCGACAGGCTTATTCTGCTCGCTGGCGATCGGGGTAGTTTGGCCGGGATTATCTCCCAAAGAATTAGCTGGAGCATTAGCCGGTCCTTGACCTTGAGCCGGACCCTGATTCTGAGCAGGAGCTTGATTTTGAGGCTGACGGAAGAAATCCATGATGGACATTTTGAAACTCCTTTAAATTAAGAGGCGGCTTGGATTGAACAAAGGGCATCTAGGAGAGCTAGCTGGCCCTTAACAAACTGATGATGTTTAGCCAGAACTTCATCAGATATTCCTGAAGCATCGAGCATGAGATAATCTCGAACCAGATTTGAACCAAGTGCTCGAAGATATTTACGAACCACAGGAGTATCAAACGCAGCAATGATTAAATCTTGCTCAGTTTGACTAAGCTCTTGAATAGGAAAAAGCTCTTGTGGATCAGACATAAGAAACCTCTTTTGGTGATTAATTAACAATCATCCGCTACTTGAACCTGAGCAACTGGCAGGGCGGACCAGAGCCGCGCATCGAAGTTTTCTTTTCTCAAGGAGTTCTCGGCAAAGAGTATTTGCTCGCAAGCTCGCAAATCTTCCTTTGCCTGCGCTCCTCCTTGCCAAAACAAAACTTCTTATGCGTCATACGGCTCGCCCCTGCCAGCGCTACAGGTTCACGGACACTCAGACAGGACTTTCGGGATTAGGCATTGGCATAGGAGCTTGACCTGGCACCCCGCCTTGCATTGCTCCTAAGAGAGCCATTGGATCTTGAGGAATAGGTGCCGGAGCTGGAGAGCCTTCGATTGCTCCTCCAGGCTGTCCTTGAAGCGGAGCCAGTTGCGTATCTGGTTGAGCATATTCTTCCAAACCTCGAACCCCTCCCAATTGCATAAGGTGAGCAAAGATTGCAGGAAGCTGTGCTCCATAGCTTTGCTGAAGAACAGGAGAATTCATGATCATATTCATACCTGCCATCAAAGTCTCTGTAGAAGCCAGCTTAGCCTTTGGAGTATGCCCATCAGCAAGGCGGAAGGCCAGCACATGGCGCCTTAGCTCAGCAATATCCACATCAAGAACTTCCCCAGTCTTTTGGGAAACCACCACCGAATCTTCCCCGTATTGCCACAGATTAATCAAAAGGATCTGCTTCAATAGCACAAAGATTTGGAATTCAAGTGAGATAATAGGCAAGCGGGTCCGGCCGTCAGCCCTTGCCATAACATCCTCCCATTCCTGAACAGACTTATTGCCTTTCTGGAATTGCCCTCGCTGCGCATTGTTGAGTCCAGCAAGATCCTTTGCGAATTCCGTAATGATTGTGGCATCTTGAAGGACTGTCTCAGTGCCTCGGCTATCAAAAGGAATTGCATGATACAGGTCTTGCAAACGCATTTCGCCTTTGGCTAGGCTTGAAGTGCGAACTGGAATCTTTGGTGCAGCTGCTTTGGAATTGACATCCGAAGGACGAATCGCATCCGCATTATACAGTGCTCGGTCTGAGACTGCACGACGAGCTGACGCAAAGCGAATATTGAAAAGCTTTTCTGCGCTCTCTTGGAAATCAATTGCTGCCTCAGCCACACCTTGAGTTTGATAGCCAAGGCCATCTTCTTGAGGCTGTCCGATGAGAATTGGCAAGCAATCATTTGCAGAGATTACTCGCTTCGCATGGATCAGGATTTCCTCATTGACAATTACAAATTTCCAAATCTGAGGAGTATTGGGCTGAGGTGCAGCAATGCCAAATTCTCGAGGAATGATCCTTGCGTACAAGGTGAATACTTCGTAATTGAGTGCTTGGCCAGGACGAATGCCTTGTTTATTTTGGCCATGCCCTGACATATAGGCTTCCCAGTCGAACTGATCTGTAGGCACTCGCGGATCGACGTAATTGTTGATCGACGGGTGCTGACGGTAGTTCATTGTATACGAGACGCCAGCTTTTTGCAAGTCGTGAGCCATGGCTTCATCGACATTGTATGCTGTTTGCTCCAAGGAATACTTATTAAGCAGTCGCTTGAGCTTAATCTTCGACAGCATTTTGATGTAGCCTGCGTGATCCCCTTGCATTGATACATCGCCAGGAGGCACATTATAGTCGAAGACTGTATTGTAAGGATCAAGGCGCTCGATTCTGGTGTAGCCTCGCTGAGAACGATCAATGCGAGTTCCAGTCTCTTCGTTGGTGAAATCCCCAAGGACAGAGAATTGATTCAGGGTATCCCAATCTGCTTCGATTGCGCAGAAATTGTATTTGGCTCCATCTCGAAGAGCCAGCAAAAGCTGACGAGCATAGCCTCCAAGAGTTGCATGATCATCCAGCATTGCTTCAAGCTGCTCAGCCCATTGCTTTGTCTTATTGGTAGACACTACAGGGAAAAGTGGATAGCCTGAAAGATAAACATCTGCCCAATTGGCTACCAAGGAGTCTACTTGAGAGATGACTACCGGAGGAGTTACCGAATCATTTGCAAAAATGTCACAAGGGACATTGGCTTGGGATTCGTCTCGAGCCTTGTATCGAGCATAGGCTTTGTCGATAGCTTCCATCTTTGCTTGCATGGAAGAGAAGGCTTTGTGGGATTGGAGAACTTTCTTGCCATAAGCAATGATTCGTTCTTGGATTTGAGGGCTTAGACGAAGCAATCCGTCATTTGAGCGTCGTGCCATTTGGGTGGCTCCTTTAGAGGTTTAGAAGGGAGTTAGAATGGAGTATTGTCCGCAATTGTGTAGGCTTTCTCGTAGGCTTCATCCAGTCCTTCTCTGATCCCTATGAGATGCCAATATTCATTCCGGACATCAATGCCATAAGCGCAGGCATCCAGCAAGTCATCCTTGTTATCTTTCTTTCCTACTTTATATGCAAGGGCTTGCCAAACAAAGTCTGCGCGGGTAGCCGGGCAAGCAAGAGTATAATTGCCTGCATAGCATTCTTGAATAAACTGCCGAATGCGAGCTTCCTTGGTACGGCCGTGAGGAGATACCTCAACTACATGCAATCCTGTAATGCCCAAGTGCTGGATGAAATGCTGCATCCAAAAGCAAAGCGATTGCTGATAGGCTACAGATTCGATTGCAATTACCGTGACTCGAAATTTGAGGGCCAGTCTTAAGGCTTTTTGAATGAGTTCATCAGGCTTAAGGATTCCCCGATCTGAGGCAATTACATGCCCCTTTCCGTCGGATACTCCATGGACAATGATTTGATTGTCGTCCGAAGTATTGCGGAAGCCTGCTGGGTCAATTGTAATGTAGGCTCCATCCAGATTTGCGATAAGCGCTTCGTGATCTGGTGCCTCAGGAAGATTCGAAGGAAGCAAGCTTTTGGCTGAATCCTTTGGATCATTCATGATTTCCGCAAACCAAAGATCCGCCTGGTTTAGGGCTTCGTCGTGAAGGAAGGATTCTCTCAATTCTTCAAGACTGAAAAGCTCAGGCCAGAGTGGTTCCCCAGTATAAAGGATTGCACCTGTGATGAGTGAGAGCCATTGTGGGTGATCGGCGAACTGTTTGAGCAAACATTCATCCGAGTACATATTCCCCACATAGATTATAAGGCGATCCCCTCTTGGCTTAAGCACTTTGAAGAGCGTGGCACTCATCCAGCGAAGAAGTTTGGCTCGTTCTGTCGGGCTTTCATCATTCTCTCGAGTTTGCGCATCGTCACAGAAGATTAGATCTGGTCGATCATTCTTAATATTTAAGCCGCGTAAGGAAGATCCAGCGCCTTTTGCTGCCAAGATTACAGCTCTGCCATGATACCAAGCCTTTTTAAGGTCTGAGCGATCGGTGATTAGATTTGATTTCCAAGCTCCATAAATGGCTTCGATGTTCGGTGAGCTTAAGATATCGTCCAAGTCAGCAAGCAAGTTTTCTGCTAGCCCTTCATTTGCACAGACCATAAGAACAAAGCGATAATGGTCATATACAATGAGCCAGGCAATGAGGATTTTGATGAAGGTAGTTTTCGCATGACCTCGCGGAAGGCCCAAAGCAAAGCGCAAGAGTCTGCCTACATCCTCAGGCTTACGCTGGGCTAAGAGCTGCCACACTGCAATATAGAAGGGCGGCAGGGCATAGACAAAGATGTCTGGCATACAAAGCGAGGCAAAGAAATTGATATCAGTCTTTCCTCGCTCGTATGCTTCATGCGGATCTACCTCTAAGGAGATTACTTCATTTAGAGGCTCTGACATAGGGATGGCTCCTAGGGCTTTTTATAAAAATTCAAGATTTGATTCTCGGCGGGCACTGAGTATACATCTGGAGGGAAAATTGTACGTAGCATTTCAGGGGGAAGCAAAGCTCGATCCTCAATCAATCTAGCTTCAGTTTCCCCTGCAAGCCTTCGATAAAGCATCATTTGTAAGGCTTCATCAGAAAGATTCCCTGCATTCTTTGGAGCTATTTGCTTAAAATATTCGCGCGCTTTTTGAAGCTCAGCGGAGCCTTCGAATTGAGATGAATTCCCTCCTTTGGCGAAATTCTCCATCTTTTGAATTGCATGTTGAATTTCGTGTAGAAGGTCTGTCTTGGCTGTGTTTGAATTGGGATTGAATTCAATGTAAGGATCAGTGAAAAGCCCTCCCTTAGCAAACATAGCTGATCCATCATCTGCTGCTTTAGGGCTAAGTAGGACTGAGAGATCCGCCAGCTTTGGATAGGCTTTGAAGAGTTCTGGATGATTTATGGCTTCGCCTAAGGTAATTCGGCCAGGCTCTGAGGTTCCATCTACCATCATTTTTGCATGATAGTCTGGAATCTCCTGACGAACTCGATTGTCTACTCCGCGATAAACATTCAATTGCTCGAAGATTTGACGTAATGCTTCTTTGTCCTTGCCAAAGCCTGCTTCCTCAAATGCTTCTAAGTATTCTTGAGCATCCTTATTCCAAAGCTTAGACTTAGGTCCCATCATAATTCCGCCCAAGGCTATTGCACTTTGAGGATCTGGCATTCCTACAAGCGAGCCTAGGGTTTGAGCCAAGCTTTCATTCTCAGGCTGCGCTTGGCCTAATTGCTCTCGAAGCCAATTGGTTCCACCTACCGGCTTGGTTCCTACAGGCACTCCTAGGGCATTAAGCGCATCTCCTAGGATTTGGACTGGCGCCCCTACTAGGTCTGTCGTATTGCCTAGGATTGCTCCTTTGAGGAAATCCTCAATGGATTGGCCTGCTTCCTTGAGCTGCTCGTCTTGGCCAATCAATTCGAAAAGATTCGGAGTATCTTTGAAAGGATCAATTGGCATGGCACGGCCTCGATTTTGAGCGTTGGCGTTTGAGTGCTTCTTTGAGTTCCTCTTCTCGTTCTTTCTTTGAGCTCATGATTGGCTCCTTACAAATCTGCTGGGATTTCGTTAGGGCTCGGCTGTTGGCCCATTTGGGTAAATAGATTGCGCACTCCTTCTGCGCTAAGCGGCGCCATAAGGCGATTCCCAATTGCTGTGATTTGGGATTGATCATTGAGCTGATAATGCAAGGGAGCTGGAGCTGCGTGAGCCGGCAAAGCAATTGAAACCACATTGATGGTTTGAGAATGCTGTGTGGGCCTTTGGCGAGCCAATCGTTTATCGTGGCGATTGGTCACTACTTCAAGGAAGCGCGAAAGGTCTCGGCCTTCTGCATATTCTGCTGCTTCTCCGATCTTGTCCAGAAGCTTATCTTCCAAGGCAAGATATTTGGAATTGATTCGCTCTTCTACTTCAAGCTCAGTTCCGGAGAGGCTTTCTCGTCTGGCTTCTACTTCTTTAAGGAATTCTTCCTGTTTTGTGAGCTGGCTAATGTAAGCCGGAGTGACACTTGTGAGGGAAGCCACTTGAGAAGGCTTAAGGCCTTGAGCTAGGTATTTGGCAATTGCGTCTTGCTTCGAGGTCAGGTACATGATAAGGGTCCTCCTAGGATGAAAAGATTATAGCGCAGATGAAGGTGCGATGCTGGGCCATTGGACAATTGAGGGCTTGGATTCGGTTTTTGTTTAGAAAAATTTTGGAGGTGGTATTAATACGCGCGCCAGGTCCAAATGCGAAAAAAGCCCGCTAAGGGTCTTAGGATTTGAGGCAGCCAAAGGCTATTCATTCTCATTTTGATTTGCATTTGCATCCGGCGTATGCACGTAAAAAAGCCCAACCTTTTTAGGGGTCGGGCTTAGGTGTAAGGCTTAGGGCTTAGGCTGGATTAAAAGTCGTCGGGCATTCCAGCCTCGCAAGCGGCAAGCAATTTCTCGAGGTGCTTTTGACCACGCTCAAGGAGTTCGGCATTCTCGCAGGCTTCGATAAAGCCATTGAAATAAACAGCGAATTTGCCGCGCATATCTTCAGAAGCCAGTGCTACGCCCTCAGGGTTTGCGAAGGCATCGCAAACAACTTTCTTAGTTGCAGCGGACTTGCCAAGCGTATCAATATACGCTGCAAAGGCTTTGCGCAGCTCGCTCATCATTGCCATATACTGGCCAGCGCCGCCACGCTTTCCTTCGGCCATCAGTGCAGCAAAATCGGCCGGAGCAGAAGCGCCATCCTTAAAGGTCACGCTTTGCGGTTCAAGCAGCGAGCGCACCTTAAGTGCGACCTTTGCGCAAATAGCCGAGAAGAGCCAATCGTGCTTTTCATCAGCATAGACCGGCAAGCCATCATCCTCGCTAATGGATTCAACCTTTGCGTCAATTCCGAAAGCTGCCAGCGTCGGGACGAAGTATTGAACATCGCCTACCTTGACATATTTCTTATCCACGGTTTTGTTGATTGCCATAGAAGCCGAAACAAAACCAGCTTCATTGGTAACAATGGCGATAGGGGCTTGGGTGTTTTGTTCCATGATTTTCTCCAGTATCCAAGTGTAGCGACTCGGGGCGCTGTCGGCGTTGTGCGGACGATTCATATTCTACGCCAGTCGCTGAAAATTGCAAGCATCAAGCCGCATAAAGATTTTAATTGCACAATGAGGTTTCGATTAAGCCATTAGATAAGGCGCAATCCATTAGATAAGGCATAAGCAATGACCGATTGCCTAGATCACGCGATGACCAGGATGCACGCGATCACCAGAATGCACCGGATGACGCTGATCTGGAGAAGCCCTGTCCGACTCGCACCCCGCCTGCGACTGCCCCCAACCTTTCCTAAGCCCAACACAGATACTCTTAAGCCTAGCTCACAGATAAGCCCTAGACCAAGATAAACCCTAAGCCTCAGGATAAGGAATAAGCCTTACATAAGGGTACCCTATCCCCCATAAAAATTATTTATTATTAAAAAACCAAAGGGGGTCTAAAAATACGTCATCTAGCATCACACGATGAATCCTTAGAAGCATAGAACCTTAAAGGCACGAAGCTAGATCCTTAGCCTCAAGGGACTATCCTTAGCCTCAATAGCATTGTCTTAGGATCAATAGCACAGCCTTAGCTAAGTCCTCGCGCGCACCCCACCCACACGCCAGCGCACCCTCGCGCGCACCTCCGCCATTAGGTGCATCCCGCACATCGCGCCATCCACGCCACTGCAATAATCGTGCCAGCCTGCGACCTTGACATCGACCCGCCTTTGTGGTATCCTCAAGATTCCCATTAATCAAGCCCAAATTAAAAGCGCAAAGCAATTCCTTAGCAGTTCCATTGCGCTTTAGGCTTACTTAAGGATAAATAGATCATGGCAATCCAAAATCCCTCTGCCACTGCATTTACTGGCCGTGAATTACCTTTTAGCGAAGGAATCCGCCTTTCGATTCGCCTCATTGAGGAACCTTCACCCGGTCAATTCGCTAATGCTACGCCAGAAGCTCAAAGCATCGCCTTATTGAGCATTCTCAAGCTGGAATTTCAAAGCCTAGCCTTTGCAGTTAAGACTCTTACGGCATGTTCTAGGAATCTTCGCCGCAATCTTTTCGATCAGCGTTCAATCCTTACAATGGCTGAATGGCCTTCACTGCGCCTTATCGGTGATCAATCCTCAATCGAATCTGCATTGTGGATTTATGCTAAGGAAGCGCAAGAAGCCAATGAGTCAGCTAAAGCTACTCGCACCGAAAAGCGCATTGCAGTCCTGAATACTTTGCGCAAAGAGTCACGGCAATACAATGGCTACATTGAAGTAGGCTTTGAAGATTCGCAAAAGTCTGCAAAGGCGGAAGCCAAAAAGCACAAGACCGAAGCTAAAGAAGCCCTCAGTGGCATTCTTTCAGGAATTCTTGAGGGCGCACTGGAATTGAAGCCAGCCCTTTTGACGATTCTTAAGGAATTGGTCAAAGGCGATAATCTCGCTACTTGCCCTCAGCCCTTGCGCAATAAGGTAGTGCGAGCTTTGAATGATACTGGCAATGCTGCTTGTCAAGCCTTTGCCACAATCCTTGCCGTGGCTTATGATCCTTTCCTTGCTAAAGGCCAAGAGCTTGAGCTTGATACCTTGAACCTTGCGCCTGCATCTCGTAAGGATTTGGATTCGCCTAATGAGGCGCCTGCGCCTAAGCGTTCATTGGCTGAAATCATTGCTGCTAAGAAAGCGCAAGCCCAAGGCTAAGGAGATTTCAAATGCCCAATACTCAATTGCTTCCAGCCCGTCTCGACTTCCAATCTTATATTGGCGGTCAATTAAGAACTGATCTTCGCCGGGCTTTCCTCAAATCTCAGATGATTACTAATGAGGATTGCGAAATTGGAATGATCCATCACAATGATGAATGGTGGCTTCTTATTCTTGAAGGAAAGCGCGAAGCCCAAATCCTTGAGCGATACGAAAAGCTCTGGGCAATCCTTTCCTTTCAAGAATCGAAGCAAGGCCAGCGGATTGTAATTGCTCGCGCTCATAGAATTGGTCAAGGAGAATAAATCATGAATCGCCTCGTACTTGCAATAGAAAAAGGCCCGGAAAACTTCTTTCGCAATATCGCATTGCGTATCTTTGCCCGATCCGAGACTAAAGCCGAAGCAAAAAGAAAGCTCCAAGATGTAATCACTGGCGCAGGATTGACAGAATCCGAACAGGATGAATTTCTTGCGTGGTTCTCGACCTTCGTAGTTTTGCAGTTTGTTGCGCTTAATGATCCTAGCGTCAAGCGTGATCCTTCCTAATGTTACCAAGGAATCTCAAAATGAGTTCTCTTGCCCAAATCATTGCAGCAAAGAAAGCTGCCAAAGCTCAAGCGGAAGCCTCTGGTGCCGACTATTCCTTTGAAGCTGCTAAGGCTAAAGCTGACGAGCTTATTCATGAATTCGGCACTCAAGCCTATCGTGAAGCGATGAAGCAATCAGCTAAGGCCGAGCTTCGTGATGCTCAAGCCTTTTGGCAATATGTGGCCGATACCATTGAATCGCTCACTAAGCCTATCGAAGCACCTAAGCCTCGGTCTTTGGCTGAAATGCTCGCAGCAAAGAAAGCCGCAGCAATGCAGCAAAGCCTGCAAGCCCAAAGCCACACCTCAGTGCTTAATGCTTCTGTCTCTTCAGCTTCGTTTGACGCTAAAGCTGATTCGGCTCAAGCCTTTGCTGATGAAATTCAGCCAAAGGTCCATGGCTCGTCGGAAACCTTCTCATTGGCTATTGATCTAAATGAGGATCAAGTACGTGCCTCAGATTTAGCATTGGCTGGCCAAACCTATTGCTTGATTGGTGCCGCGGGAACAGGCAAAACTACAACCCAACGCTCTGTGGCCAAGACTCTTTTAGAATCTGGTCGGCTTAAGGAAACTACCTATAAGCTGCAAGGCTCTGGCTCCAAAGTGCAAGCGCCTTCAATTGCTTTTGTAGCTTACACTCGTCGGGCTTCAGCCAATCTTCAGCGGGCAATTCATAAAGACCCGGACCTTGAAGAAGCCTTCCGCCATAATGTAATGACCATTCATGCTTTGCTGGAATTCCAGCCTGTTTGGTTCTTCGACGAAGAAAAGCAGAAAGAATCCATGCGCTTTGAGCCTGTGCGCAATGCTGCTAATCCTTTGTCGATCACTCATTTGGTAATTGAAGAGGCTTCGATGGTAGGTTTGGACCTTTGGGAGCAATTATTTGATGCTCTGCCTGAAGGAGTCCAGATCATTTTTATTGGAGACATTAATCAGCTCCCGCCTGTCTTTGGTCCTTCGGTGCTCAATTACGCTTTGGCTTCGCTTGAGGTAGTTGAACTTCGCAAGGTTTATCGCCAAGCCGGAGACTCTACGATTCTTGAAAATGCACATCGAACCCTGCGGGGCAATGAGCATCTGATTTGGGATCGCCCAGACTTTCAAGCAATTGAAGGCAAATCCAATGTTGAAGTGGGCGAAGCTCGAATGAGCCGGGCTTTGAGTGCTATGCTCCCTATGCTCTGGAAGCAAGGAATCTATGATCCAGAGCAAGACATCATCCTTTCGCCCTTCAATAAGAATGAGCTTGGCACAGATGTGCTCAATAAGTATGTGGCTCAATTCCTAGGCGAAGCCCGAGGCGCAATGGTCCATGAAATCATTGCAGGCTTTATAAAGCATTACCTTGCCGAAGGCGATCGAGTGATGGTAAATCGCCGGGATGGAGAAATCATCAAGATCATTCGCAATGGTCAATACCTTGGTGCTTCTCCAATGCAAGCCTCAGATAAGCTCAATCGCTTTGGAATGCTATCGCTCGGAGCCAATGCCTTGACCGAAGATGGAATCCTAGACGGCTACGAAAACTTTTCACTGGAAGCTCTTGAGGATGGCGAACGAAAGCAGCAAGCATCACATATTGTGACCATTCGGCTCTTTGATTCTGGCGAAGAAATTGAAGTATCCTCAGCCGGAGATTTCAATGGACCGAATTTTCAGCTTGGCTATGCTTTGACTGTACATAAGGCTCAAGGCTGCGAATGGCGCAAAGTCTTTCTTGTCCTTCACAAATGCCATGCAGTAATGACTTACCGCGAACTCTTCTATACTGCTGTGACTCGCTCGCGAGAAGCCTTTGTTCTAATTGGCAAGAAGGTTCGGACTGCCAAAGCAATCCTCAATCCTCGAATCAAAGGAGATACTCTGCAAGATAAGATTGCATACTTCAATGCTAATCAAGACTTGACTCGGGAAGTCCGATTGATTCCCTAATCCAATCAAAGCCCCTTCGGGGGCATAAGGAGCAAGCCAATGCCCAAAAATCAAGGTAATGTTCGTGGTGTCAAAGGATCTTCTTCTCCCTTGTATGTCCGTGTCTGTGTTTATCTTTCCAAAGCAGACATGCTTGCACAGATCCCTTATCGGTCCTATGTAATGGACTACAATGATCCTGCGCAGCGTGCAGTTCTTGGAGCGCAATGCCGTAATGTCTTTGAGACTGCCTCTCAGATCCTTCAGACCTTTCGCAAATAGGAGGCTTAAGCCATGAACCTTCAAGCTCTGTCTTTGGCAGAGCGAATTGCTTTGAAGCGCAAGGCTCAAGCCGATCAATTGTTTCCTGCTGAATTGGCAATTGACATTGCGCTCAGGCTTGATCCAAATGAAATGCATGTGGTGGATCGCCTGAATCTTTTATTGGATTGGCTTGGTCCTTTCGACAAGACTGGCCTTGACGCTGATCCTTTGCCTTTACCTTATTGGAAGTGGAGCACATCATGGAAAACTCTAGCAATAGCCAATTGTATCGCCTATCCCCAAAGCTCAGTCGTGAAGAGGCTGTTCATCGCATCAATGTCATAGCAGACGCATTGCTGAAAGAAGGATCTTCTTGGATATATGTGCAGACTTGGGCAGAACAAATCTTTTGCAAATTGCCTACCGACCTCAAATATTGGAAAATTCCAGAAGAAGAATGCGAAGAGCTTTTGCAAGAACTTAGTCCGCAAGAACGAGATAAGTTTTATGAGTGCCTTCATTTTTACTCAATCGCTTGTCGAGTAGATGCAGGATCTTGCGAGACTCTTCAGCGGCTATTTGCACTTACAAGGATTGAAAATACCTATACTTGTCGAGTGCTGTACCGTAAATTGACAGGAGCTTCTGTTTCAGAGTATGGCTTTGTCGATTGGACAGATGTACGTAGTGCACTTGCTTTCTTTCCAACCCTCCGTAGGACAAGGGCTAGTGCGGCAGTAAGTTGGCTTTCATCATGGAAAGCAAGGCAGCAAGAAAAGGCTCAAGCTCAATCCAAAGCTCAAGCTCAATCCAAAGCCGTCTTTAATCTGTTTAATATGCATCAAGGAGATATTTAATCATGCTACTTCACAAACAAATGTATCGCCACAATCCGCCCGAATCTTTTGGTGATTGCCATCGCACTGTGTATGCTTGCCTTTTGGGGAAGCCTCTCGAATCAATCCCCAATTTTGGAGAATACTTGATTCCTGAAGAGCGCGCCTCAGTCCTTAATCGTTGGCTTGCAGAGCAGGGTTTGCGGGAAGTCAGTTTCGCCTTTGATTCCTCGATTGAGCATGTCTTTGAAGTGATGAAGAATTGTAATCCGGGCATTGCTTATATGCTATCCGGTACTTCAAAGAATGGGACCAATCATGTAGTCATTGCAATGGATGATGCAATCATCTGGGACCCAGCTCAAGACAATTCTGGAATCATTGGTCCTTGCGATATGAATGATCCCAATGTGCCTTCTTACTATTGGGTGAGCTTCTTAATTCCTGCGCCTTGGGCTCATGTAGTCTCTCCATTTGAAGTGATTGTCCGTCCACTTGAGCTTATTTAAGGAGAATGAAAAATGAGCGCTCGAATCAAATCTAAATTGACAGCTGCCTTGCTTGCTCTTTGTTTCTGGCGTAAGCCTGAACCGGATTTCCTTGTGCCTTTGCCTGGATATAATTATGCTCTTGCCCTCAAGCATATCCGCGAATTAGACAAAGAAGCTCAATTTTGTCTGCACAAAGTTTTTCGTTTCTTGGAGGATTACAGCCTTGATTTTGGTAAATTCCAAGGATCTTGTGCTTTCATAGATCGCATTTGTATTCTTACAGGAATGCGAGCCCCAGAAGCGTATATGGTGTCATATTTGTACAGACTGATTGCCAATCCTTGCACAGCTTCGTATGGTTTTGCTGATATTCCAAGATCAATCTTTGAAAAGCACAGCCAAGAAATTCGCAGATTACGAATTCTATATTTCGTTGGCGAAGGGCGCAGGCTTCTTCAAGAGGCAGCGAGGAAATCAAAATGAGCTTCTATCAATCATCCAATCCTAAGCAATGGAAATGGAAACCCGGAATTTACTTTAAGCAAGCCGGACAGGTTTATAGGCTAGCTTCTTGGCTTAACGAAAAGGAAGGACTTGCTTTGGTGAGTCCGTTGCATACAAACTATACAGTCTATATTTCGCTGTATGTATCTCATGCTGCTTGGCGAGTTCGTAAGGATGGGCGAGAATATAAAAGAACTTCTCGTCTTTCGGCACTTGCTCGAAAGCGCAATGCTGATCTAGGACGATTGGCTGGAATCGAGCAGAATCTTGAAGGATTGATTCGTAATTCTTTGGAATCTGAGCAAGCCAAATCCATGCTGCTTCGCAATGTGAATTATACTATGCAAGCAGTGCGAGCACAGATTGAATATGAATGGCGCTTAAAACGCAAGGAAGAATTGGATCGTCAAACCGCCAAAGGAATGAACTCGGGGGCTTGACACGGCGCCGGCGCGATGGCACAATGCACCTGATGGCCTGATCCCGCGTCGGCCTTCCTTTCCTCAATCAAAGGAGACTTTAAATGTCTGATGACTTTTCGTTGCAAGACTTGGACGAAGGTCAAGAATCCTGCAAAACTCCAACCGAAGTCTATGCAGAACTTCTGGCCTTTCGTGAGATCATCCTTACGCTTTACAAACAGGATGTGGCGGCAATGAGGCAAGGCTTGGCCTCTGCTAAATACAAAGCAAACAAGCAAGCTGAAGAGGCTGGACTTCCTTTGGAGACTGCTTCGCTTCAGTTCATTGAAACCCCTAATCCTGATATTCCCGGAGCAGTTAATCTTCAGATTACTCTGGGACGTAAGGGATCTATTCAAATCCTCAAGACAGTTCTACCTGACTCGGAGCTTTGACATGGCAGAGCGAGAACCCAAAGTCATGATCGAAAGACTTGAAGCATTTGGCTTTGATTCTCTCAATCTTTATGCACAAACCACCATCCAGGCAATTAAAGAGAAGATTGAAGCTGATCCTCAGTCTCTTTCTTTGCAGGAAGGTTCCGAATTGGAGCGAATCTATGAGCACTACTGCCAGCCATAACGCAAAGCTCGAAGCTCTTGAAAGGCTCTGCGCTGAACAGCCTAAGCAATACGAAGCTGTTTGGGCTTTCTGCAAAATGATCCGGCAAGAGCGAATGCAAAGTCCAACGCTTTCGCAAAGCTCGGCAGCAAAGCTGGACCATTTTTACCACAACCTCATTGAGGATTAAGCAATGGCCAATGAAATTGATGTGCTTTCGGCCGAAGTTGTTTCCTCGGACGCGCAAGCCTATGCAGATATTCATCAGCGCATTGAGCAATTGATCGAGCTTTCGGGGGAAGAGCTTTCCTCAGCTATGGTCGAACTCAAGCAAGCATTGAAGCATAATCCAAACGCTTGTGCTCTGATGCTGCCTGAAGATATTGGTGGCATTGTCTCAGCCCTTCAGCGAGTGACTGGTAAATACTTGGAGGAAAAGGGCAAGGCTTCCACTTCTTCAAAGAAAAAGGCTTCCGGCTCTGGTTCTTCTAAGCTGCCTTCGCTTGCGGATATTTCAAAGATGACACCGGAGCAACAAGCGGATCTTTTGTCCGATCTTTAAAGGATCTTTATCATGGAGCAAGAATATTCAAAAGAACAGCGCCTAGGTTTTTGTTCTCAGTTCCGATTGGCCAAGCATCCCAATGAGGACTGGCTTTATACTTCATGGGAACGCGAGTTCATTAAATCCGTAGCTCATCAAGAGCAAACTAAAGGCTATCTCTCAGACAAGCAATGGGCGATTGTCCAAAAGCTTTTCATCAAATTGGTAGAGGATATGCCTGAAGCTCTAGAGGATGAGCCTGAATCCGAATCCGCTGAGCCTTTGCCTACTCATCTTCAACGCAATCCACATCGCACTTATTCACAGGAGTCTGACTATGACGACGACGCACCCTTCTAAGCCACAAAGGGATGATCAAGGATTCTTCTATGCCCATGTGTATCAGCAAGGCTTTCCTAAAGCTCTGCCGCACAAAGGCCGGGCAAAGGAAAATGAAACCGAATGGGAAGCCAATCTAGTCTTTAAAAAGACTGTGAAGGGCAAGACCACGGAGGAAGTTTGGAAGAAGGCTAAGTCCGAATTCGTTGCTCCGGTTCTGGAATTTGTCTAAAGCCTAGTAAGCAAGGCCTCTACCTAAGGGGCTTTGCCTAATATGCTTTACCCGTCGCTCTAAAGGAGCCTGTCATGCCTCTCCAAGTTATTTGCCAGGTCTATGAATTTGATTCTCGATCCGTCGGTTCTTTCATTCCGCTTATTGACGAAATCCGTAAGGCTCGAACCAAAAAGGAACGCGCTAAGTTCACAACCATGATCTCTGGATTTGTTCGTTCGATGCAATATCTTCGGACTGGTGATTCCATCGAAGGGCACTTGGCCTGCATCAAAGAGAATTTTGTGATTGAATCTGGCGAGACTGTTTATCAGTTTATCTTTGCTCAAGAGGTGAAGGATGAACCCAGCAAAGCCTAATGAGTCGGCCTTGACCTTTGCTGATCGCTCGAAGGCTACTCGACTTTCGCATTCGACTATTGAACTCTTGCATCGCTGTGAGCGCCTTTATCAATTGAAGCGCCTTCTTCGCAATGCAGATCCAATGGCTGAAGCTGATGAAGGCTCGGAGCATTTGTTCTTTGGCAAGGCTTTCGGTGCAGGGATTCAATCTTATCTCTTGCATCAAGATCCTCAGCGTGCTTTGTACGATGCTTGGCTTGAGTATTTCCCGCAGATAGAATCTGAAAAGAAGAATCAGCCAAGACTTCAAGCATTGCTGGCCAAGGCATTCATTCAGCTTGATTCGCTTTTGATGGAATATGAAGTTGAAACTTCGCAAGATATTGAGCGTGGCTTCCTTATCTCCATCGAAGGCCCGTACTATTACGCAGGGTATATTGATGCTGTCTTGCGTAATCGTTTCACAGGTCGGTATTATGTCTTGGAGTGTAAATCCACTGGCTTGATGCTTGAGAATCTGGCTCCGCTCTATTGCAATTCAGGCCAAGCTCTTGGCTATTCGATTGCTTTGGATCGCATTGCTGGCCAGCCTTTGGATGACTTCGGGGTTATCTATTTGGTAGGCCAGTTGATGAAGTCTCCGGTCGAGGATCGCATTAAGATTCTTCCCTTCGAAAAGACTTATCGAGATCGGCTCAATTGGTTCCTTAGCTTGGGCCTTGATACTGAGCGCCTTCAACGAATGGCAGAGCTAAATGTTTATCCTCAGCGTGGAGATTCTTGCCTCAAGTTCAATAAGCCTTGTCCTGAATTCGGTACTTGTGGATTGACTACCCTAGACTTTCCCTATGTCGAGTCTGAAAAAGAAAAGCTGGAGCGCGAAGCAAAAGAAGCCGAGCTCCCTGTTTATTCTTTAGACGAACTCATTGCAATGCACCTTAATCGTAAGTAAGGAGAATCGAAATGAACCTACCTGATCTCATCATGCTGGACATTGAAACTCTGGATGTGGCTCCGACTGCGCAGCTTCTCCAAATTGGGGCTGTGAATATCCTGAAGCCTCATTTGGATTTCGAGGTGTCTATTTCTATTCAATCCCAGCAGGATTATTTCACCACTGTTTCTTTGGACACTGTGGATTTCTGGCAAGGGCTTCCTGAAGAAGTAAAGCAACGAGTTCTTTATGGCCAGACTCATGTGCAAGATGCTTTGATTGGATTCACTTGTTGGCTTCCCGAAAAGGCCAAGCTTTTTTGCTATGGAGCTGCCTTTGATTTCCCAATTCTCCACCATCATTATCACCTGAATGGACTGGAGCTTCCTTGGAATTATCGGGATCTTCGCTGCTTCCGTACAATCTACGCACAGCACAAGGAGCATTTTGCTAAGGCTAAAGCTGAGATTGAGCATGATGCTTTGTCGGATGCTAAGGCGCAAGCTCAAGTCTTTCGTGCAATCTACGAAGCCCATCCTGAAATTGCTCTGTAAGGAGTTAAAATGAATCTTCATCAATTGGCTCAGGCCACCGCTGCTCGACCTCAGAATCATTCGATCCTTATCTATGGTCCTCCCAAATCTGGCAAGACTCGTTTGGTAGGCACTGCTGCAAAGATTCCTGAGATCAAGCGAATTGTTTGGTTCGATTACGAGAATGGGATTGAAACTCTGATCTCCATGGGATTGAGCCAAGCCGAAATGGAAAAGATCCTTGTCATTAAGGTAGCCAATACTCGGGAGAATCCGATTGCTATCGAGACAATGCTCAAGGCTTTCTCTGCCAAGACTCCGATTCAGATTTGCGAAGCTCACGGCAAAGTGAATTGCGCTGAATGCGCAAAAGACAAGATGCCTACTGTTGGCTTTTGCCTCAAGGATCTTACTCATGACGATCTAGTGGTAATGGACTCTGGCTCAGAGCTTGGGGATTCTGCTTTGGCTGCTGCTTGCCGAGGAAAGCCAGTAGATTATAAGCCTACCTTTGATGAGTATGGCTCCGCAGGCAAATGGCTTGGCGACATTATGAGCGTAATTCAGCAAGCAGTTCACACAAACTTTGTGATGCTGACTCATGAGATTGCTTTGGAGGATGCAGATGGCAAGGATAAATTCTTTCCTCTCGTTGGCACCAAGCAATTCTCTTTGAAGGTTGCCAAGTATTTTGGTACTGTCGTATATACAAACCGGAAGCTAGGCAAACACGTAGCAGGTAGTTCTTCTACGTATCGCCCGGACGTCTTGACAGGATCGCGGGTGAATGCTAGACTGGAGGACGCTAAAGAGTTGTCCATGGAAGCAATCTTGATTGAAGGAGGTATTCTCAAGCGAGCAAAGTAATTATCAAACCAAATCATTAAGCTTCACTCTTTGTTTCATTTGTGTTTCTTTTCTGTTTGGAGATTTATCATGAGCGAACTCAACACTGTGCTGGACATGGATTCGATTCTGGACATGACGCTGGATGGCGTTAAGGATGTGCCGGATTTCGTTAATCCTCCGTCGGGTGCTTACACTCTTTCGATCGGCGATGCGAAGTTCGAGATCAAGAAGAACAAGGAAGGCGAAAAGGTTGGTCGCTTTACTGTGACTTACAAGGTTGAAGAAACCCTTGAACTGGCTTCGGACAAGGAACTGCCGGTGGCCGATGGCTCTCTCTTTTCGGAATCCTTCACCTATACGGAAGATGGCATTGCTTACCTGAAGAAGCAAGCCAAGAAACTTCTCAATGTGGATTCGGTCGATGGCGTTTCGCTGCGTGATCTGCTGGATTCGCTGAAGGATCTGGCTCCGTTCAAGGCCAAGATCGTTACGCAAGAAAAGAACGGCTACATCAATTCCCGCATCACTCCGGTTCATGAAGCCTAAGCCACAAGCCTAAAGCTCAAATCAAAGCCCTTGCACTTTCACACCGAAGGTGTGAGGGCTTTTTTATGCGCTTTCCACAAGGAGACTTTGCATATGTATTGCACATTGACTTGCCAGATTCCTGTTCCAATCGTCAAGCAGATCTTGGCTTTCGATATTCGAGAAGCTAAACCTGAGCTACGATCTATCCATGATCTGCATTGGAAAGAAGGTCGCAAACTTCCCAAGAAGGGAGCAATGGAAACCCTGAACTTTATTAAAGCTATGCACAAAGCAGGGAAACTTCCAGCAACTACAGAAGAATTGGCTCATTTCTCCAACGTGCATGTAGAGCAATATGGTTCGAGTATTTCCTACTTGCTCAAAAAGTCGTACATCAAAAAGGTGGACTTGGTTTCCTCTATGAAGCGCGGAGGGCGCCAAGTTATTCGTTTCCAAATTACTGATAAGGGGCTTGCCACATGAGAGTTCTGGTAAATTATGATTCAACCGAAAAGAAATTCCTGACTCAGCTGGCAGTAATAGGCAAACGTTATGGCTTGGACTTTGCAGCTACTGCAATGGACCTAACTCCTAGCGAGCTTATGGCCAAGGCTAAGATGGGATCTTGTTCGGCTATCCTTCTGTGCAATGAGCAAACTCTTGCGAATCTTGTGCCGGGCAAAAAGCCTACACTTGATTTGTGGCGTGGCTCAAAGCTCACCTACGAAGTCCCTGTGATTGTGTGCAATAAGCTGGAGCACATCAATACAGTTGAGCATGGCGAATGGCTCTTGGGCAAGGACTTGGAAAAGTTCCAAAGCATTCATCTGACTTCGCCCAAGTTCGGCTTCAAAGCTCTTGAATCTCTTGAGGACTTTGCTCCAGCCCTGAAGGTAATTGACTCCGCAATTCTTGTGGCTTATGACGTGGAAACTACTCTGCTGAATGAGCCTAAGGATGAAGAAAGTGTGGAAGGAGGTGACTCTCTTATCACTTGCGCTTCTTGGGCTTGTCTGACTCCTAAAGGGACGATCGAAGTCTTTGTTCTTCCTTTGGTAAACCTAGACAATACCGACTATTGGAAGGATGCAATTTCCTACGGAGAAGCCATTCGATTCTTGCGAGAAGCCAATGCGTCTCGTCCTTTCAAGGGGATGCACAATGGTCTTTATGATTGCTATCATTCCATTCGCTATCAGGCCGAGCCTAATAATTGGGTACTTGATTCTATGGGGTTGGCTCATTCGCAATTCAGTGAGCTACCTAAGGACCTTGCTTTTGTAGCCTCTTACAATCTTCCCGATTATCGTCAATGGAAAACCGAATCCGATGAAGCTAAAAGCTCTGGCGATCAACATCGCTATTGGGGATACAATGCCCTCGATACATGGTATACCCTTCGAATCCTTATCCAGCAATTACGCAATCTACCTGCATATGCTCGGACGAATTACGCGGACACATTCAAGCTCGTTTATCCTTCGCTCTATTGCGGCTTCGAAGGGATCAAGGTTGACAATGAAAAGCGCCTCAAGCTGAAAGCAGAGCAAGAAGCAATCCTTGAGCAAGCTCGTCGCAATCTTCAGATAGCTTTTGCAAATCCCAATTTCAATCCGGGTTCGTGGCAGCAAAAGCAATTCTACCTGTATGAAATTCTCGGAGCCAAGAATCCAAAGCTGGGCAAGAGTTCTTCTGGAACAGATGAGAAGAATCTCAAGGCTGTGGCTGAGCAGCATCCTATGCTTGCTTTGGTTGTCGAGTGGATCTTGGATTACATGGGAGCCCAAAAAGCAGTAGGAACTTACTTCACTTTCCGACAGCTTAATGAACGACTGCTTTATTCCATTGATCCGTTCGGAACTGAAACTTCCCGGATGGCTTGTAAGGCTTCTTCCTTCTGGGTAGGCACTCAAGCTCAAAATATTCCGGGCTATGCCAAATCCATGTTGGTTGCGGACGAAGGCTATGAGATGGCGGAGTTCGACAATTCGCAATCCGAAGCTCGATGCACTGCTTACTTGTCTCAGGAAGAAGCCCTCATTGCAGCTCTTGAGGATGCAGTAAAAGATTTCTACAAGACTCTGGCTACGCTCTTCTTTGATATTCCTTACGAAGATGTCACTGACTTTTTCCGCAATAAGGTACTCAAGAAGATTGTGCATGGCACTAATTATATGATGGGGGCCGGAACCTTCATTGAAAATATTGGTGCTAAGATTCTGTTTGAAGCTGCACATAAGCTCGGCATTAGCATTGTGGAAATTCCTCGGAAGAATAAAGCATATGAACTCACTATTCGTCAGTTTGCTGCTATGCTCCTCGATCGTTACCATGTTCCTTTCCCTCGTGTACGCGAGTGGTATGGTGAAATCCGAAACGAGGTGGCAACTACTCGTATGCTTCGTTCTCCTTACGGCACTTCCCGTTACTTCTTTGGTGATATCACAAAAAATCATAAGACTTTTCGAAGCGCGGTTGCTCATGCTCCACAACACCTTTCCGTCAAAGTGCTTAATCGTGGATTCTGGCGTTGCTACAAAGAGCTAGTTCTTCCGAGCAAAGGCAAATTCCGTCTGAAGGCTCAGGTGCATGACTCCGTGCTAAGTGCTTGGCCTAAGGATGAGCGCCATATTTGGCATCCGCGTATGCAAGAGTGCTTGAACAATCCGATTGTAGTTCATGGTCGGACCTTGCGTATTCCTATTGATTCCAAGGTTGGTCAATCTTGGGCCGAGAAAGAAATGGAGAAGGTCAAATGCGACATGCACTTGAAACAGCTGGCGCCCTGATAATCATTCTTAGCCTTTGGGCATTGGCTTCTGCCATATGAGTGATTATTTCGAAGCCTACTTTTCCTACGCTGGCGTAGGCGAGAGCGAGGCTCCCTCGATATTTCACCGATGGGCATCTATTTCTATTGTTGGTGCTTTACTAGCTAGACGGATCTGGATGCCCTTCGGTCATTCGAGCATCTATCCCAATCAGTATGTGATGTTCATGGGATCAGCTGGGACTCGCAAATCCACGGCAATCAATATTGGAGCAAAGCTCCTTAAAGGAACAGGCTACTCAAAGTTTGCAGCTGACCGAGTATCAAAAGAAAAATTCCTTATGATGATGTCCTCTATTGATGAGGCAGATTTGGATGATCCTGATGCTCTCCTCGAATTGACTGTAGATGAGCCAGCTGAAAGCTATATTGTTGCCGAAGAGTTTACGGACTTCACTGGCATGAACAATATGGAATTCTACACAATGCTGACTAAGCTATGGGATTGTCCAAGTGAGTACCTGCATCCGAAGATTCATGGTAAGGATGTGGAAGTCAATAAGCCTACCGTGAGCATCTTGTCTGGCAATACAGCTCAAGGATTCTCTTTAGCTTTCCCGGCAGAGGCTCTCGGCAATGGCTTTCTTAGTCGAGTGATTCTTGTATATGGCGAAACCACAGGCAGAAAGATCACATTTCCCAAACCCATTGAAGCCCATAAGCGAGATCGACTCATTGAGCATCTCAAAGAAATCAAGAAGCTGTCTGGTTCGTGTGAGCTTACGGAGGAAGCTAAGGCAATTTGCGATAGGATTTACAAAGAGTATATACCTCTTGACGATCATCGTTTTGTGGGTTATGCTAATCGCAGGTTTACACACCTTCTTAAACTTGCTATGGTCTTGGCCGCTACTAGGCTCAGTACCATAATAACCCATGAGGATATAATCAAGGCAAATACTTTGCTCTATGTGACTGAGCTTAAGATGCCTAGAGCCTTGGGGGAATTCGGCAAGTCTAAGTATTCTGATGTGGCTTCCTCAATCATTGATATTCTTCACTCGGCCAAGCGCCCTGTGACTGTCAATGAGCTGTGGAAGAAAACCCAAAAGGACTTCAATAAGCTGGCTGAGTTCCATGATGTGCTCAAGAATCTTCAGCAAGCAGAGAAGATTCAAACCATGAAAATGGGAAACATTGTAGGATTCGTTCCTTGCACAAAGCCTGCACAGGAATGGAAAGAAGATTTGCTTCAATTAGATTGGCTGACCTTGGAGGAATTAGAATGACAGATAAAACTGTAACTCAAGTAATCAATGAACTAGTGGAGCTTAGAACTATTCGACCGGAATGGTGGATTGAAAGACAGGCGCGACTTCTTACTCAGCGTCTTGAAGAGATGCCTGTCGGGCATTCTGTTCTAGTCTCTAATGCTACTGCTTTGGAACTTCAGGAGGCTGATGTAAGAAAGGTACTTGAGCAGTTTCCAGCAGATGCCTTCAAGGTCTTTGCCCGCTTCGGGGGGTATGAGATTCTCAAACAAAAAGCAAAGAAGGAATCCTAATCATGGAAGAAGTAAGCATGGCTCCTGAGCCAACGCAGGAAAGCTGCATGGGTAAACATCAAAAGAACTTTGATGAATTGATGCTTCATCTGGCCAGGGATCTGAGGCAGTATTCAGGTCCTGAATTGGTCAAAGGATTGGAATTGTGGGTAATGATGTTTAACATTCGGAGAAGCTGATGTCGGACGCAAAGAATCACATTGTCGCTCCTCAATACACTAAGGTTGAAGTAGGTGCTCCTAGGCCAGGGCATCCTGATTTTACGCACAGCTCTGAGCTAAGGCAAATCGGATTCTGTGGGCTTCGTCATAATTCAATCACCGAAGATTATGAGGTATGGCTCGATGGCAAAATCGAACATGTCATTACAAAGCAGCAACGAACCTTGGACCCAAATATTGTTGAGCGTAAGTGGGCTGAAGTCTTTGGCCTTGATGATGTTAAATCCCGAACCTGAGGAAAAAGAAATGTTTGAAAAAAAATTCAAACCAATGAGTGCTCGTTCTGATGGCTCTTCAGCAGACTATTATCTGCTTCCCAAGAATGCAACTCAATTACAGGATTTGATTTCGCATCGCAATATGAATGCTCAGATTGGAGAAATCTTCCGAGCCTGCTATCGCTATGGGATTGCTTCTCATTCGGATCAATTGCGAGATGCCAAGAAGATCCTTTTCTATGCACATTCTGAAGTCAAGCGACTTGAGCGTGAGGCAGAATTGGAGAAAGAAGAAACGCAGAAGTCTCTTCGGTATGAAGCTATGGAAGAGCTGGCACAAGAAGGACAAGCTCAGGGTTTTTACGATCCGAAGGTTCCTGCCCCTTTTGATGCTTCAAAAGTTTTTCATATTACGCAGGGAGAGATTGCTTACCTAGCTGAGGTTGCTTCCTTCATCAATCTCAATGCTCGTTTAAATGAAAATCTAGGCACTTGGGGTATTAGCCTTGCAAGCCTAGCTAATCGACTGAAGTCAAAGAATTATCAGATCCATGATCTAGCGACTTTCGTTCGACGTCATTATCCGATGCTGCGTCAAGAGCCCTGACAAAAAGAAGCCCCCTCGGATTTCTCCTTGGGGGCTTTTTTACGTCTTAACGGAATTGATCATTCCCATCCGTCAAGCGAGTCGATCATATAATTGAGCGGATTATTGATCTTCATCTTCTCTTGCAGAGGAACCTTACCGGAAAATTCTGTCTGGGCAATAGCCGTATTCAATGCGCTACGCCAGCCAGTCGGAGTCCCGGTTCGCATATATTCCTCAGCAATGGCATCAAGTTGCGCATCATCCAAAGTACCATTGCGAATTGCAGTCTTGAGTTTGGCAATAGACCTTTGCCGCACTTCACGATCTAGCGATCCATACACGGTATTCAAATGAATGGCATCTCGCAGCTTTGCTTCTTCCAAAGGACGAGTAGTAAGCAGTCTGCTCAAGACTCCGGTTGTCGTCCATACTTCATCAGGAGAAGCAATGGTATTGCCTTGACGAGTTACTGAATATCCAGAAGCTGCCTCGCTCAATCGAGCAATGGGACGGCTAATGCTTTGCATTGACAATCCTTGAAGCAAGGCTCGTCCAGTTTCCTCATCGGATTGCGTGATTGCTTTCACAGATGTGTAAACTGTTTCCAAAGCTTGTGCCGTCATGCTAACTATTGGCACATCTCCTACTCCTCCGGGAACTCGCGGAGTCAATTCACCACGAGAATAGAAGGCTGGGCCAAAGCTCGAAGGTGCTCCATAAAGAACAAGATCAGCCATTCCATCAGGCAATGCTCGGAAAGTTCCTGTGACCAAATCTACATTGTCATCAGAATAATGCTCCCCAATCAATTGCGATACTGCATGAAATCCGGGAAGGCTACCAGCTCCAAAGATCCCAGCCTGAGCCAGCATCGTTTTGCTTAGAGCCTTGTAATTCTTCAGCTCCAAATGGCGATACATGCTTTGTGCCATTGTCACCATATAAGTTTGGAACAAGCCAAGAGCTACACCAAGAGTTCCTTGGAAGAAGGTAGGACGCTGAGCAGCATGATAGTTTCCAATTACTCGATCCATAAATTCTCGAGCAAAGATTGTAACTCCAACATCGCTCAATTCAGGATAAAGCCTTTTCGCTAGATTACCTCCTGTAAACATTGCTACCCGACGAACCATAGCTTCAGACGAATCTGATGCCTTGGACATCCATTGAACCAATTGAGAATCCAGAGCCTTTTCCACAGCATTGATTGCTCCGGGCTCAAACTCTCGGCTCATCTTAAGAACCTTGGATGCTTCAGATACCATAGGCTCGAAGTAGCCAGCCTCTTCCCAAGCCTTAGACCAACGCTGGAATTGTTGATTATTGCTGAAGGCTGCACGAACTCCCTCATACATAAGCTGGACTGGGTTCGCCGTAGCTGTTCCTTTGGCTACTCCCATGAAATGCTCAGGCAGCTTGGTGCTCATTGCGCTTGTCATAAGAATCGGCAAGCTCATCGCATTGACAAGAGGCTGAGCAATTTCACCGAAACGCAGAGCCACAGTAGCAGCCAAAGCGTTCGAAGTATAGATTGCTCGCTTGGAAGTATTTTTCGATTCAGTTAGCTGGGCCAAACCATAGACCTTAGCAGCTTCCTCATCAAATGCTTTGTAGGGATTGTGCATCCCAAGCCTTTCCATTTCTCCAGCCAGCTTCTCATAATCCAGCTTAGCTAAATCCTCAGCTTGCAATTCTCCCTTACGACGCAAAGGCTCAGTCAAGGTTTTCCAAGACTTTTGCAGTTGATTGCCAGCAATCCCCAAGACAGTCTCAAAGCTTTGATTGATGAATTGCCAATGAGGGGCATTCTTCAAAGTGCTTACGCCCAGAAGAGTATTCCTCATAATAGCCGCAGCATCCTGACGACCGCTGACAAATCTTTGGATAGTGCTAAGCGGCTGATTCTTCAGCTTAAGCTGATCCACCTTACTCATATACTGAAGAGTATCAGTAATATCCGCCATCGAAAGCTCAGCCAGATTACGTACCGAAGCCTGGATATAATGTTCGTAACCTTGAACAATGTCTCCAAATGCATCAGCATTGGCTTTCACAATAGCTGGAGCAGAGGCTCCGCCGTGCCGCATTTCAATATTAGCAATGTCCATCTGGATCTGATCCAAGCGTCCAGTGAACATATTGTAAAGCTCTTGATCCCCCTTGGATTCGATGACCCTGATCTCACCTACTGCAATCTTCTGCGCATGAGCATTCTTGTAAGTCTGCACAGCATTGAGCAATTCATCTTCTGTATTGCCCCAGAGGATTTCGGTGCGATCATCTGCATGGTGGACATAAGCAATGTGCTTTCCTTTCGGATTGAAGGGAGGAACCCAGAATCCAATCGAAGGCATATCTCGAATACCTTGAATTTGATGCGAGGTATTCTTCAGCTTATACAGCTCCTCGCCAGCCTTGGCAAATTCCTGCAGAAGCTTATCAACCTGATCGTCGACTACCTTAAACTCTTGCCCCTTCAACAGAGCCGGCACTAGCTTATAGGCTTTCTTTCCATCTTGGACTACCTCTTCCCGAAGCCAGAACTGACGATCCTTATACAAGCGCCAGCCAGCAAGTTTAGCATTGAAAGCAAGAGCTTGGTTGGCCTCTACAAGAGCGGCTGGATTCTTGGTGATATTCTCCATCAGTTCGGTCATAGGCTTGACAAGTTCTTTGATTGCATTGTTTGCAATGTGCTGAATATCTTTGCCAATGACCGTAGCAATCTTACCAAAATCTCCCATATTGCGCGTGAAGAAATCCGTAGACTGGAACATCTTGGAGCCGGCTTTGGAACTTACTGCCTCATTGACCTGAGCTCGAAGAATATCAAGGACTTGTTTCTTTTCTCCTTCAAAGAAGTATTGACCAACCTTCTTGGCAATGGTGCTGGGCGAAATCTCCAAGAAGCGCGAGGTGATTTCCTGATTAGCCGCCGTAAGAGCCTTGCGATCCAGAGAAGCAGACAGCTCTGCAAAGGGAACCTTATTGCGATTCACTCGCAGTTTGAGGGGAGCTTGTGCAGGATTAAGATACTCTGCAATCTTTCCAGGATTTCCATAAGTAGCAGTTGGCAAACCAGCAGCTTCAAGCTCAAACAAGCGTTTGGTGCCACCTGCTGCCATATAGGCTTGGACAGTTTGATAAGGTACATTAGTCCGAATGGCCATGACCTCAGCCGGAACTCCCTTAGCAATGAATTGATTGAGGAGTTCTTCTTTCTTGTCCAGCAAAAGCCCCGCCACTTGAGCCATGGAAACTTCTTCCACAGTTCGATTAAGATTGGTCTTACTGGCAGCTTGAACGGTGTTAGCTACAGGCAAACTAGCTTCTGCTTGGCGTGCCGGAGCAAGAACCATGTATTCCAATTCACCATGACCATTGTCTACGACACCAATCAGATCATCCACATGAACCTTATAAAGTTTAACCTTATGATCCTGTCCTCCAGCAAAGTTCTTTGCTACTTGATAGCTGGGAGTATACGAATCAATAGGACCATGGCCACGAGGATTGTCTACTGAGATTCCTCGATACAGATAAATATTTCCTTCTGCATCTGCCACATCCTTAAGCAAGGTTTGACGAAGCTGGGTACTTGCGTCGGATTCATACAGCTCCTTAGCCATTTGCTTCAAGCGACTATTGGGAACCCAACCTCCTTGCCGATAGCCAGTGAAGGCCATACGGAAAGTAGCTTTATCCGAAGGAGCTCCTGTAGTCCAAGAGCGCAAAAAGCTCAAAGTATCTGCAGGAAGATTCTGGCGGCCAAGATTGAAAGTGGAATCACGTTTAGCAAACCCTTTCAATTGATCGAAGTGATTAGCCTTAACTCCAGAAGCCTTGACGATTGCCTTCTCAATTGCTCCGTAGTTCGGGGCTTCTCGGGTCAGCTTGATCTTGATTCCGCCAAGCTCTTCTGGAGCCTGCATTACCTTAGCTACAATGGCATTGAGCGTAGGCAGATCTTCAGGAGAGATCGCAGCTTTGGCCAGGTCTTCTTTCTTAAGCCGATCAACTTGAGCCAATCGCTTCAGATAAAGAGCATCAACTTCCGGCGCCCGAGCAGCCAGCAAATCAAAAGCTACTTCATTGTCAGGAACCTGGATTTGACCTTTGTATTCACGCCAGCCAGCAGCAGCTCCTTTCTCAGTTAGGCCAAGAGCATTGGCTCTGGAAATCTTTGTAATCTCATGGGGAGTTCCAAAGACATCAAATTCCTGAGAATAAGCTCGCGTCTTAATTCGCCCCTTGGCATCAAAGAAATCTTGAAACACATTGGTAGGGCCGACCTTAACTTCTTTCAGAGCCTTAGTCCCAAGAGGTACTGAGAAGTCAGAAGCCTTCATGAAAGACACTGCATCGACCCCTTGGAATCGGGTATCTTCCACAAGCATTTGCATCAAACGATCAGCTTCTTCTTTCTCAAGTCCTTCGCTCAGACCTTTGCCCAAGGCTTTGAAGTCTTCAACTTGCGCTGCTCGAACGTGATTGAGAGTATCTTTGGCATACTGCTTAAGCAAGCCATTCTCTTCAGCCGAATAGGCGAGTCGATTCAGCACATCAATATTTTCTTGATGCGTTTGAATACGATTCACATAGGGCATACCTTCAGGGAGATTCTTGAAATCCTCTGCAATTTTACCCCACGCTTCGGACTGTGCAGCACCTTCCAAGCTACGCACGGCAAAACGATTTGCAATGGCTCCTGCGACCCCGCCGATTGCGCCTCCGAGAGCCAAGCTAATTCCGAAGCTTTTAACTGGATCTTCAAGGTAATCTTCCATAAAAGGATGAGCACTCATTGTACCGAGGATTGCCAATTCCATTGCTGTGGTATCGACAAGCTCATTACCAATAGTCCGAGCAGTGAGCATATTCTTGGCTTTCTTATACTCAGCTGCCTTGGCTGGGCCAGCTCGATAAAGCTCATCCAATTCCTTGAGACTTTTGGTTCGTCCTGCATCAGAGAACCAGTCAGCTCCTTTAGCCCCAGATCGGAGCATCTTCATTCCCTTTAGAGCTAAGCCTGCAGGAACAAAGATGCCCCCAACAAAGGAGGCAGTTTGAATTGCGTCAGGATTCTCTGCGTAGATTTGGGCAGCATTGGGATTGATGCGCTGAAGAAGATCATACGTATCCACTTCTTCTGTGCCCGGCAGCGAATTCCAAACCGATGCTCCAAAGTCCACGATTGCAGCTTGAGTACCATTGGCCAAAGTAGACACAATGTCTGTATCAGCTTGGTACTTTTGCATATAGTCGTAATTGACTTGGGTATCGTAGATATCGTCTTGATCTTCTTCAAACATATTTTATTCTCCTCGGAAGAAACCAGCCACACGAGATACAGGGTTCATTTGATCCACAGTATTCTCAATAATCTGAGTGGCTCGATTGAAAATGGGAAGTCCTTGGAAAGCTGATTCAAGCAAACTCTTTGCTCGCTCTTGTTGAAGTCTTGCAATGATTGCCTGAGAGTCAATTCCGCCAAACAAGCTCTTATTGCGCTGAGCTGCACTGGCTCGAATCTTGCCATAGAATTCATTTTCTTTCTGAACCCTGGCTTGACCTTGCAAGTCTCCAACATACGCAGCGAATACGCTTTGAATGTCAGAAGCTCCAGTGGTTTGCTGTGCTTTGCTTAAGGCTCCTGCAATCTCAGGATCAGCTCCGGCCCATCCTTGGACATTGCCCATGAATTCAGCTTCTTGCATTTTGCCATAGGCTGCAATAGCCAATTCATACTTGCGTGAACGAAGCTGGGCCTTATCTTCTTTGGTGACTGCTGTAGCCATTTGACGAGTCATGGCTGACATATCATCACCAGACAAACGAAGCACCGAAGTCATAGCTTTTTGAAATTCCTTGGGATCTTCTGCGATCTTACGGATTTGCTTCAGCTTTCCTTCGATCAGTTCAGGGGGTTCCCCGGTCCTTCGGCTTTCCTCATGGATAAGGATTTTGCCAGCTTCGATATTCCCTTCCACCAAGGCGAGCTGCGTAAGGCGCTCAGGCGGAGCCTCCAGTGCTGCAAATGCTTCTGGAGTTCGACGAGTCTTGCGTAGATGAAGAGCAACTTCGGCAGGGTCTTTTCCTTGAAGCGAAGGATCAAGAACCATAGCTCGATCAATTGCTTGCGGGGAAGTCTCCATAAGAACTTGATCACGAATTGCTTCATTGCGAAGATCACGCTCAAACTCCTTTTGGTCCTTGCGAGCATCTGAAGTCTCCATGCGTTTGATCAAGGATTCGGCTGTAGCCATTTGAGTAGCAAGCCCAACCAAAGTCACATTGCTCTTGAGCTGTTCCTCAGTCAGCAAAGCTGCTCGCTGCCTTTGGCCATCCAGTTGCTTACGAAGCCCCTGGGTAGTCGGCGAATCTGCCATCCGAAGAATAGGATCAGGATTTTGACGATCTCGTTCTTCGCTCATTTGAATGACTTCAAGCAAACGAGGGATTCCCAACTGCGCTTCAATTTGATTTGCCGTATTGGTTTGGATTTGGATCTTATACTTCTCGACCTCTCCAACCAGATTGGCATAAGCTTCTCCTCGAACAATAGGATCATCAATCGCAGCCAATCCTTTGATCCCTTGGAATACAGATGTGGGAAGAATCTCAGGAGCAGTAGGCTTTACTGCATTGGGAATATCCTTAATCTGTCGAACACGAACTCCGCCTTCAGGAGTGCGCTCATACACATTAAGAGTATCTCGCCAAGTAGCACCGATTTGCGTGGTGTCTACTTTTGGCGCATCTCCGATAGGATCTTTGTAACCAACCGGGCGCGACGTTGCTTCAGAATCCTTTGCAAACTCCGGAATAGCATAGCCAGATTCCTTTGTCGGTTGCGGCATGGATTGACCTTCGAGCATGAATTCCTTAGGAGGGATCATCTCTTGGCCATTTGCCTTAATGGTCTCAGGAATTCCTACAGGATTCCAAGGAGCCTGCAATGCTGCTAGATCCTGCAGAACTACCTCAGGAGTAGTGCCTGTATTATCATGCAGCATCATAGTCGAAAGAAGCTCCCCTTGCGGGGAGTCCAGAGTAGAAGCTGCAAGATTGCGATACAATTCTTCAAGTGGAGTCATTTAAATCTCCTTAATCGCCCTTGTAATTGGGAGCACCGGGGTCCATAGCTCCTGTAAGCATTCCGCCAATATTATCTACTGGCTGCCATACATTCCCTGTTCCTTGTCCGGTTCCACCTCCGGCTAAATAATTGCCCCCGCCATCAGAACCAAAGGAACCTAGATTGCCAGCACCATAAAGTCCACTAGGAGCAGGAGCAGAAGGAAGACTACTTCCTGCGCTTGGACGAATACCTCCTACGCCACCTCCGCCTCGAACAGTTCCACCTCCTCCGCCCAATTGCAGAGAGTTTTGGATCATATTGCGAACAATGTCTTCCGTAGTATTCGTTACGGAATTGGTATTCACATTTTGCGTTCGGTCTGTGATCTTGTTCGTAGTCTCTTGGCCGAAACGATTGGTTTGAGTATTCTTTGTGGTAGTTTGGTTTGCCTGCATTGCAAGCTGCAAAGCTGCCAAAAGCGAATCGACTTGAGAATTATCAGGTCGAGTAAGAGCTTCCAGAATACCTTGGTACTGAGTTGCGATACCTCCGTATTGAGTAGCTGCCTCAAGCTGCATCTTTGCCTGAAGTTCAGCCGCATCTCGTACAGCTTGCTGTGCCAAAAGGGCTTGCATCGAGCCCCCGCTGGTACCTGCTCCAACAATAGCTCGATTCAAATTGCCCATCGCCTGTTCCATAGCTTGGCGACTTGCAGCTTGGGAAGCTACCGCAGCATCAGCTCCTGCGGCTCCTTTGGAATAATCAGCAGCTCCTTGGCGAGCACGAGCAATCTCTTCTTGTCGAGCTGCCCTTTGAGCTTGTTGCTCAGGAGTTCCACCTCCAACAAGAGTTTGGATAAGACTTTGCAAAGAAGCCAACGAAGCAGGATCACCTCGTGTAATGACTTCTTGCATTGTCTCATTGATTTGCTCTTGCCATTGGCGAACTTGCTGTTCACGAATTTGCTCAACCAATTGCTGAGTAGTATTCGTGGTGGAAGTCCCGGTCTTATTTGTAGTCTCATTGACATTCGTAAGACCCATAGTCTTGGCGATAGGACTAAGAGCTTGATTATTCAGAAGGGCTTCGTATTCCTTAGCCATTCCTCCAAATTGCCCACCGCCTCCGCCTCTTGAAAGTGCCACAGCCATGATTACCTCCTTGCCGATTTACGGCCAATGAATTCAATTCCTTTAACATCATAGTTACCCTTCAGTGTCACATTGTACCAGCGAGCGGACAGGCTGTAATTGGCGACTACGGAAGTGGTGTCATCGAATTCAAATTCTTGAATAAACGAACTCTCCGGCTTATCTCCAGAATAGCTAGGTTCAATCTGCAAAATCCCTGTAGATTGCTTGGCAAACCAAACCCGCATTTCTTCCAAGTCAGTAAAGCCCAGTCGATGGTAGCCTAGCTTGCCATAACGAAGCTCAGAGTAGCCTGGCTTATCATTGAAGGTGAAAAGCTCTCCTTCAACCCCAAGCATTGCTGCTTGAATAGAGAAAGTCGAAGAAGCTACCTTGCGCTGACGATGGCTATTGATGGGCGATAGATCAACCAAAAGTCGATGAGGAACTGACATCTTTCCCCACTTATTTAATTGAGTGTCCAGTACCAAAGCCTCTTGGAATACAGGGAACAAAGGAGCTTGGCTACCATATTGGTTTAGCCACACCGAGCCAGGCAATTGACCTAGATAAGACTTGATAATGCTCTGCTGCGCATCCAGCGATTCCTTACCCACAGAAGGCAGATAGTGGAGGATGGTTTCATTCGGAGCAAATAGATGCTTGGTAAGCATTCGGCTTTGATCCAAAGATAGAGCTTGCAGGCTCAGGTAGGAAAAATCATCACCAGCCGCCTCTAGTTCAAAGGCATTGAGATTGGTCATTCCCCAAGACTTAGGATCAACTGCGAGTTGTCGATATACCATGTGAACTTGATGATTGTCTGCCTCAGTTCCGTAAGAAATCACAGAAGTAAAACCTACATAATACGGATTAATCGCAGGTTCTTGGAAATTTTCATCCACAAAGATGCTGACGTCGTTTCCGACAACACCTTCATTAAAGGCTAATTTTCTCCACCGAAGTTTAAGTTGCGCCCTGACATGCTGCTCAGTTCTAGTTTCTGTCATGATATAACGATCATCACGCAGAATAATAGATTGGATTGATTCTGTGGTAGTTTCTGTCGTGCTTCCGGTTTCTGTGGTAGTTGAATTGACTGTGTCGTCAGCTACCATAACGGAAAAGATATATGGGAACACATAATCAAAGTCAATCATGCGTTGCTTTTCATCGAGCGAAGCCCTTTGATACCAGTATTTCCAAGAGTCGAAATTCTTGTAAAAACCTCGATGGAAGTTTACATAGGTATCTCGAGTAAACCCATTCATCTCCGCCCAAGCTGGAATAAAGCCCCACATTCCGTACAATTGTTCTACCGCTATTTTCTCGGCTCGTTCTCTTAACCGCAGTCGCTCTGGATTAGAGCTAGAAGCATAAGAATTTCCTTCCTCATCAATCAGCATTAAGGTAGGCCGACTAGAAACTCCTACAAGATTTCCTGTATTGGGATTAATCTGAGGGCCAAGATACCATTCTCGAACTTGAAATACTGCGTAGGCTGCATTATTCTGTGTTGTGGTAGTGCTTCCATCAGTAGTTACCAATTCTCGAGTATCAGTGTTAGCTCCATATGTAGGAGTTCCCGGCTCAAATGAATTAGGAACATCCTGAATAAAAGTGCCGTTGGTTGCATCAAAGATCATACCATAGGCATTGAAGTCAGGGCCAAACCAACCAGGAGGATTTATCTCGTATTCAGTGATAATCTCCGTTTCAATAAGATTGACATTAGTGGCTTCTACAAAAGGTAAATACCGAGTAGGAGTTACCATTAAAGAGGGAAAGACGGCAGGGCAGCCGCAAGTTCTTGGCTCTTCTATCAGGCGACCGGACAAATCGTGAAAGGCCAAGCCTCCCCAATGCCAAAAAGCCTCAGGAAAAGTCACACTCGCTTGAAAATCTAATTTATATAAAAGATCGTAGCGAAGATATTGACCCTCTTCTAACCACGCATTTTGAATCTCTTGCAGCTTTAATTGCGCGTTGGCAAATACCCCAAGTCGGGTAAGTCTAGCATTGATTGCCTGCATCCATTCTACTTGCGTAGGAGGATTGGACCAAGTAAATCCAGCGGAGTCTCTAGGATCAAAGTACATATCCAAATCAAGAACTGTATAATCCTTGATCTTGGAAATCTTTTGATGCCATTGACGAGCTAGAATAGCTTGAGTCGTAGCATAGGCAAAGTAGGCATTACGAGGGTGGGGGATCTCTTCATTGCCTGTATGAAGTCTAGGCTTTACTTCATAGCCATTGAGCTCGGTTTCTAGTTGAGCCCATTCAATCTCCTTATCAACGAAAATCCGAATGATAGGATCTTGGTTAAGCCACTTCATGAAATCCCAGGGATAGTCGGGAGGAAGCACCGCACTAGGCTCAATATCAGGATCTCCGGAGGATTCAAGCCATTGGGCATACTGCAAGAAAAGCCCAATAGATTTGCATTGAGCTAAGAGCTTGAGATCAGAGGCAGTTCTTAGGCTAGGCGGGATATACATCTCTCCAGCAAGGCCATGCACTGCGGGATCAACTAAGGGCGCTCCAGCATCAAATTCAACAAAACCCAAAAAAGGGCTAGAAAAAGCACCAGGCATTTTATTCTCCTTATGCCAAATACACTTGAACGCGAGGATACGGAAGAACCGCAGTTTTGGTATCTTCTTCGCCAGTCTCTTCTATGGGAACCAACTCGTACGTTGAAATTCCAGTGTCTGGATCAAAAGAAACTTCATTCAAATATGAAGTATTAAACCAATAGCGGCCAGGCTTACCACTCAAGACATAATCAAGCAAAGCCATCTCGCCAGCAAAAGTCGGACCTTTAGCTCGAACTACTTGAGCATACTGCCTTACGCTTTCGCAACCGCCTCCAGAACCAAGCAAAAGACTAGGATCAAGAATCTCTTGCTCAAAGATCAGAGGAGAGAATACAGGATCAAAGCTAGAAAGGAAAAGGTATCGACCTTCCAGCATTTGCAAATAAACCACCTCTTCTTCTCGAGCCTTCAAAACATCGTAGACTTCAGGGAAGATTATTTCAAACTCTCCTCCCCGAATGCGAGCTAAGCCTACAGAAGTATAGGCATACTGATCGCCCTCTTGAGTTCCTACAGCTACTTGCTTGGGATAAGCAATCCCAGCTGCATGAGTAATGCTATCTGGCTCCCATTGCTGAGTAGCTGAAACATTATTCACACAGCGCACAATACTTCGAGTGGCGTAAATAATGAAATTATTCTCTTCAGGGAGAATTGTTACGATTCGGCCCGTGACTTTGGAATAGGTGGTTACACTAGCCAAGGTCTCTACGCTAGGCTCAAAGTCCATCAAATCATTGACAGAAGAACAAGCTACGGCATTGGCAGAATCCCAGAAGCCTAATTGAAAGCCGGCTCGGAAGATTCCTTGCTGCCCTGCCATATTGAGGAAGGTAGGATACTGAGGAGTAGGAGTCCCAGCTTCAATGATGGAAGCCTTAGGAGGATACTCTTCTACTTCTTCCCCTTCTTCCGTCCAAAGAATATCGATGAAATCCACAGGAGGAGGATAGAGAACTTCCTTATGCCAAGGCCCACCATCTAATTGATAATAGACTTCAAGTTCATGAGGAGGAGTTTCAAGCTCCGCAAATTGAATGCGAAAGCCATTGCCGGCAGCGGTAATTGACGTCTGTGCAAGATCAATTATCTCTGTGTAGCGAACCTCCAAAGCCCCTAAGCTATCCTCGGCTAGATATCCAATTCGGCAAGTAACCAAATAAACCCCAGTAGGAAGATTGGCCGGATCTGGGGGAATTGTCTCAGCAATCTCTCGAGACGCATACACTGCTTGTGAGGGTTTATCTACCTCAGGCTTAGCAGCGATTTTCCATACTTGCTTCGAGGATGCTCGATAAGCATAGAAATTGTTTTCAATGATGCAATAAGTCCAAGGGAAATATACATCAACTTCCTCGGCGGATTCAACCACACCTACATCCGGCCAAGTGTCCAAATCTTCTGGATCGAAGGAAGTAAGAATATCCTCTGTAAGATTTTCATCTACCGAAATCCCTACTGCATTTCCTCCAGTGTCTTTAGCTGCGTGAACCCAAGTGTCGAGGGAGGCGCGCTTAATCCAAATGCCGTCTTCGCACAACGCAATTGCAATATTCTCCAGAGTATCAAGCTGGAAGAATACAAGCTCTTGAGCTTTTGAAGGCAGCCGTTCGGCCCAGGCTTCGTCAAGACCAAAGAAGCTACGATAGCCATAGGGAGTAGGCATGAAATTCTTGCCATCATAAGCTACAGCTCCGGCTACTTCATCAGGAGCATCAGAACGCTCATTGGTATAGCTTTGCGGAACAAAGGTCTCGGGATCAATCGGAACGTACGATTGCCGAGTATTGATTATCTTAGGACGCTGTGCCATAAGATTCTCCTTATTTGCGAGTAAATTGACGAGGCACTGCCAAAGAAGCCCAGCGCACTACGAATTGCACATAAAGCCTGGATTCAGTCTCAGTTCCTAGGACAGCAAAGGAATTCGAAGGCAAGTAGGCTTGCACAATTGTATTGGCCGGAATAAACAATACTTGAGGCAAATACTCGTCCAATAACCAAGAGGGAGTCTCTGCAAAGGAAACCAAGCAGGAATTCTTTGAGAAGAAGGTAGCTACCTCAACTCCCTCTGGAGCTACAAAAGGTGCCCAATCCAAAGCATCATAAGAAATTACAGCCAACCCCTGAGGCTTAAGCACATCAAAAGGAATATCTTTTCCGTCTGCCGTAGCAAAGGGGTAAAGCTGTTCTGGAACTTGGTTCATCAAAAGACCTCCGTAAATCCTGTATAAGTGCGAACCGCAGCGTACATGAGCTTACGGCGCCACCAAGAAACCCCTTCGACTTCCATGGCTTCGAGAAATACTCGATCTGCCAAAGCTCTAGGAACTACTTGGTACTCAACTAGATAATCATGCACTACGGCAGATTCGTGAGCATGATCTCCGGTTAAAAGGAAAGCTAGAGGAAGCCGAGGAACCGAAGCAAAATCAGTTACATACCCAGCAGGGACAAAGATTGTTTGCTTTAGCACCTCACTTTTAAAAATGAAGGGACGAAGCAAACGCCAGCCGAGATTCTTTTCCCGGCTGACTTCAAGAGGAGAAAGAAACTCAGCTGGCATATCAATCCTTTAGTAAGGGAAGATGACTTGAGGAGAGCGATTGAGATAATCTGTGCGACGATCAAGATGCACAAAGGTCTTTGCAATTCCTACAGACCATCCTTGAGCAAGCGCTAGCTTAATCAGTTTGGTTCGATATGCAGGAGTAGGAGTTGCAATATCAATTGCGCAGCAGCCTCGATCTGTATCACAGATATGAAACGAATTCTTTGCTCCGCGTACTTTGATATTATGCGCGGTACTTCGACAAGCGGAGGTCACTTTCATAGGATGCCCGAAAGCAATTCGCAAGTCAAGGAGCTTTTCCCCGAACCCGTCAGCGAGCTTCAAAAGGCCAGAGCCTTTGCAACGAAGCTCTTCTTCGGTAAAGTAAACAACACCATTACGAGCTAGCATAAGAATTTCCTTTTCAGGGATTTTGGAGAACAACACTCTCGCCAGGAGCCAGGGTACGTAGGATAGTACCATCCCAGACAACAGGAATTCCTGTCGGAGGCTCATTAAGAGTTACATCGGCTTGAACCAATTGCCCTCCTGATACTACTAAAGCTTTATACCCTGGGATAGGCTCAGAGCTGCCGCCACTTGAGGATAATGTCTGAACAGAGACCCCTCCTTCCATAGCTACTTGCAGATTTGGATTGACTTCAGCTTCGACATAAATATAGGGGAACAGGATAAAAGCCACTCCTCCACCTAGATGTATACCTACAGTAAGTTCCCACGATTCCAAAGAAACAAAATAGGGAGAAGGGCCAGCCCCTCGCGTTAACCATTCCATAGGAACATCAAAATAATGTGCTGTAGTATATCCTTCATAATCAAGCGCTTCTTGCAAGGCAGGCGAAATCTCTGTTTCTTCGATTAATTCAGGGGAATATCGTGCAGGATCAAATACATTAAACGAAGTTAAGCGTAGATTTCGTAGGCTATTAGCCCCACTAAATTCAGCTTGGGCTGTAATGCATATTGGACGTTCTCCGTGAATAAGAGGATCATATCCAATAACATACATTCTCCAAAACGAAGGAAGATAATCTGTAGGTTGCTTTGCCTTTATTTTGGCTATTGGCCTAGCCCAAGCAACGACATCCGGAGACGCTGGCTGCTGGGAAATGTATATGTCATTCCATTTTGTAATTGAAGAACTATCCGGATTTTCCGGAATACAGAATTCATACACTCGTCCCGGAGCAAGAATTGCAGAATACTTAGCTGTCTCTCCGGTACTCCAACTAGAAAGACATACATCTCGAAATTCTTGCTCAAATCCCCACATTCCTGTGGAAGCTAGCCCGTAATTAGGCCATTGATTGGCCGTCCAATTACCTTCAATCATTCGAACAGCCCGTGTTCCTGTGACTGCTCCTCCGATCAAGCTATTGAAATAGCCATAAACATAGCACGATTCCAGCAGAGTATCTGGCCCTTGCTCTAGGGAAGAGAATAAATTAGCAGGGAAAGTGTCTACAATGCTTCTAAATTCGCAATTCTGGAAATGAGCTCGGTGATCTCCTAATACAATTGTCTGTGCAGCCTTGGCTCTGGAAAAATAGCAGCCCAGGAAAAACTGAATACCTTCGTATTCTCCACCGCCACCTATCTTTAATCGGCAAGTGGTATTGGTATTTTGAATAACGAAAGAGCACGATTCCCAGAAAACAGCAAGCCCTGAATAAGCTGTAAAAAGGTTAATGCTATCTGCGGTGGAGCCAGAAACAATAAACGCAATTCCGTATATACGAAGCATTCGTTGTCCGGAAGCAGGCGAAGCCGCCGCCTTGAAGGTCAAAGACCTGTTAAGCGTTAAATGCCCAACAGAAAATCCAATCTCTTGCTGATCCGTTGCAAAATTCCACGAAAGAACACTGAGCTTATTGGCAGCAATGTTGTATGTTGTATCCGCTGCTACTACATCCATTTTATCGTGAGCACAACGAATCTCATCTCCTCCATTGATGGCCACAGCAAATGCCGCAGCTAACGTCAGAAAAGCATTTGCTTTTGTCAGTCCGTCCTGAGTGCCAGAAGTGGCAGAGGGGTCCACGTAGTAGATTGTCATTGCTTAAGCTCCATTGTTCAGAAGTACGCGAAGGGCAGGATTAAAATAGCACCATACTTCGGAATCTTTGACAAATAATTTACCCAGCTCCTGCAGAATAGCAGGGCCAGTGGTAGGCGGGATGTCTGTAATAAGGCCAGCATTTGCGATTTCTGTAGTAAGATAGGCAAGCCGAATTGGTATAGGGGACAATCCTCCCACAGTCAGTCCATGCGGCTTAAAGTAGCCTACTAACTGCGCATCAAAGACATCATTTTCTGCCACAGCAGCCTGAGTAAAGCCATACAAAAAGCCTACCAGCGCAGGATCCATGGGATCACCGTGAGCCTTCCTAGCTATCCCAGTATCACTATTGATGTGCACTACGTAATTTGCAGGAATAGCTTCTCCTGCTACTACGGACATGCTAAAGGGGGTAGCCATGGACGGCATCCCCTCCTTGATAGTCAAAAAACGCGAGTCCATGGCTATTTCCTTACAGGGTTACATACGAATCATCATCGGTAATCAGCTCAGTTGCCGACAGAGCGATACCAAGATACTGATGAACCTTATTTGCATTAGCTACATCGAGTGGATCAAGCGCAGTAGAGATAGTACCACCAGCAGTTCCCAGATAATACCGAGAACCTACGGTAAGTCCAACCATAGCGGTATTATTAACATCCAAAGGATAAACAGTAGCAGGGTTCCCAGAAGCTACAGCATCTTTGACAAATCCGTGAGCTTGTCGTCCATTGGAATTATCTGCAAGGCGAGCCTTAAGAGTTCCGCCATCATTCCACAGATTGACGAACTTGCCTGCGCCTAGGGCTTCAGAAGAGTCCACAATCTGAACATTAGCTCCAATTCCTGCAGGAAGAAGAGAACCATCAAGCTTACCATCAGCATTAGTGGCAATAATCTTCCCAGCATCAGCAGCTCCAGCAGAGGTTACAAGAGCCTCAACCATAGTGCGGAGGCCAGAAATAAGGGTCATGAAACGTTGGGCCATGATTTACTCCGAAAAGATTGGTTCATGAAAAAGAAGCAGCAAAGTATTTGCATTCAATGCTGATCCTACTACAAGATTGGCATTTGCTGGATTGGGACTTTGAGTGAGATACCCATTTTCGCCAAGCCAAACAAAACCGGGAGTCCAAGTCCAAGCTGCATCAGTCACTAAACCTACTGATTTAACTTGAATTGGATCTCCCGGTCCGCCTGCGGTAACACTTAACCCGCACAGCCTTTGAGCTTGAAGCTCGTTTGAGGCTGAAGCATAAAATACAGCAGAGCCATCGGACCAAACAGCACGCAAAGCACTAATTGCTTCACCTGCCGGAAGATTCAATATAAGCTCAATAATAGTGGATTCCCCTGGAGGCTCTACGCTGCCGCCCCCTCCCGATCCTGGGGAATAAAGAATCTTGTAAGGGCTATTCATATCAAGTTCCTGAGCGAAGTTCCCTCATACGTTCATTGGTTCGATGCTCCATCTCGGATACGCTTCGAATTACGCTGGTCTCAAATCGATCAATCCTTCCTATGATATCTTTCTTCATAGGCTCAAGATGCTCATGACGCACGTAATTCTTTAGCATATCCTCTCGATGGTCCAAGAGCTTTTGCTCAATAGCAGCATCCGCAGCCTTTAAGCCATCAATAGACTTGATGAGGCGATTTATCATGAACGCCCCAACAAATCCAGCAATAGCAATAGCCGCCTGAATTATCAGAGTTAAGATGCTAAGGCTTAAGCTCTCGGTCATTGAGGCAAACCTCCCCAATGAATGTCTTGCTTAAGGCTTTCCCAGGCAATTCGAGCATCCGCCTCATGAGCTTGAGCGGAAGTGTCATCTCCAATATTGCGGAAGATTGCAGCCGCAACATAATCGACAAGCACATACTCTGCAATATCACATAGCCAAGGATAAGCATCACCTGCCGGATAATCAGAAACTCGATCTACCTTTATGGGGTATTCGAAATAACCAATCTTCAGAGCAGGCTGAGGTCGAGAAAGGCTGACACGCACTGCATAGCCATTGACATAGTAGGAATCCAAAGACTCTCGGCAATCGACATCAAACATTGAGTCTGGTGTAATTAGCTTAAGAGGCTTTCGATACCCTACAGGTAGGATATAGCAAAATTTGCGGAAATTCTGAACTAGGTCCTCCAGAGGAATAGTGTGCACTAGAGCCTGAGGATCAGGCAAATCATACACAAATTCCCAAAGATCCCGAGCAAGCTCCGTCGAGGTTGATAGCTTTCGAATAGCCTTATTTAGCTCTCGATAAACTGCATCAACCTTGTCTGGACGCTTAGTAATTTGCAGAACTTCCGAAACAATTTCGTTCGGAAGCATCTACATTACTCCTCGGAAGCCTCAGGTTCATCCTTAACTTCTTCGAGGAAGCCGCGGTCGGCGTAGGATTTTAGATCGGCAATTCGATCCTCTGAGCCTTCGGCTACAAATTGGCCCAGCCCATTCGGAAACTCATATTTGCCAGCCAAAGAATAACGACCAGCACGCAGAGCACGATATACAGTCGGAGAGCTTTCAGAAGTCTGCGCTTGTGAGGCATTTTCGGCGACCTTTTGTTGAAGCTTTTGCTGGATGGTGGACATATCAAACTCCTAAGGAATTAAAAAAAATGCCCCATAGCCAAATGGGAGGGAGAGACTCCTTAGCTATGGGGCACATGGAACTAACGATTAACCGGCAACAGCGTCGGTCAGGCCTTCGATATAAGCGCAGGAATACGGATTGATC